TTCAGCCATTGGTTCCCTCCAGCTCGGCGGCGATGGCGAGGAGTTTGCGCCGAGTTGCAGCTCGTTGGTCTTGCTCAAACCCATCCGGTGTGATGGAACCAGTGCCGCCGGGTCGCATCCCTCGACGGAGGGAGATTTCCACCGGCACCACCTGATCAGCGACAGCGCGGAGGGCGGCGGCGATCGAGGGCAGGTAGTGCCAGTCGTCGGGCTTCCCGCTGGCGGCTGCATTGAACGCCCAGAACACCTCCAGCGCTGCCGGCGACAGGTTGGCGATCCGTGCTGCTGGTGGCAGCACAGCACGGCGCGCGGTCCTGGAGGGGCACAGCGACAGCCCCAGGTGGGTGAGGGCCTCCATGATCTCGTCGGCGCTACGTGTCCCGACGCTTTTGATCTGGAGGAGGTCGCTGTAGGTGAAGCCGAGGAGGTCGCCAGCCGTTCGGACGGCTACACGGCGGAGCGCATTACTGGCCCTGGTGGAAAGGCCCATGTCCTCCACGTTGGTTCTCAGCACGTCGGGATCAGCCACGCTCCACCTCCTCCCGCAGCCACAACGAGCAGCCGTGCTGGCCTCGGGTGTCCAGCCACTCCGCCACAGCCAGGATCGCGGCGCGGGCTTCGTCCGACCATTCCGCAATGGCTGAGGAGTGGAGTGGTTGACCACTATCCGTGGCGATGGCTTGCGCCACCCGCTCCATCAGCCCACCGGCCGGGGCGGCGACCATTTTCTTGGCGTCAGGAAAATGGTCGGCGGCAGCCTCCAGCTTCACGATCCGAGCCCAGTTGCTCTCGTGCTGGGCCTTGAGTCGATCCAGCTTGTCGTAGATCTCCTGGATGCAGGCTTTCTCCGTCTCGCGCTGGGCTTCCTGTACGGCAAGGCGGTCGCGGAGTTCGAGGATGCAGGTATGAGTCCCCCCTCCGTCGGCGGCCCACCGCTGCTGCGTTGCCCACTGCTCCGGCGTTGCTTTGTGGGTCATCGCTCCACCTCCCGCTGCTGCTGGCTCTGCTGCTCCAGCAGCCAGCGGGCCCAGCCCAGATGGGTCATCAGGGCATGGGTGCCTGGTGGTGCGGCATAGCCGGCAGCTGACCACCAGCTACGGAACAGCACCTCGAGTTCGGTGTCGGTGGGATTCATTGCGGTTTCCTCCCAACAGCGATCGTGCGGGCATTGGGGTGACGATTACGGGCAAACACTTCAGCCTGCCCGGCACTGACGGCACGGATCAGCGTTGCCATCGGCTTACCACCGGCGCTGAAGCTGACCGTCACAGGCCAGAGCTTCGCCTTCGGGTCTGTCGTGCGCGTGATGCCTTCGCCAACATTCGTCGGTTCGTCAGCAGGGATCGGATAACGCATTGCCATCAGCGAATCCGCTCCCATTGCTGCTGGTGGTGGCCTTCGACCCGCAGCGCATAGGCCGCCATGCCGACGCTCAGCAGCGTGAAAGCCACCAGCACCAGGTTTCCTAGGGCTCGGCCACGGGCTTGGGCCTTGGCAGCAGCCTGAGTGTGTCGCTGGATCCGATAGCGGGCGTCAAGCTCGCGATGCCGCCGCGTTGTGTGCTGGGCATCAATGCCCAGAGCAGCAGTCCTACGAAAGCTGCCATGGCCTGAGCTGAACAATGGCAGCCGAGGGGTAGCGTTCCTGGAATGATTGGCGGGCGCGGTCTGCGGTGTAACCGCTGGGGCAGATCCACTCGGTGACGTGGAGGATGGCATGGTTCTGAAGAGCTGAGGTGTAGAGAACGCGAAAGCACATGGCTCAGACGGCAGCAGCTGCTGTGATCACGTCCGCGATGCGGTGCAGGTCTTCCGCCAGGCGCTTGGCACCAGCGGCAGGCACCGGCAGGCAGTCGTCGGTGGCGTTGTCGGCGATGGCAGCGGCCACGGGCTCGATGGCGCCGATGAGCTGATCCAGCAGGGTCAGGAGAGGTGGGTTCTTGATGCCGCAGCCGGCCCAGGGGCTGGTGCCGGTGTACACCGGGAACGGATGTTGCTCAAGAACAAGGCGGGCAGCCTGCAGAACCTCGTCGGCCAGGGCGCCTTCGGCCACGGGGATAGCAGCGAGTGATGGGGCGGTGGTGGTGCTCATTTGATGGACCAGGAACGGCGGGTGTTGAGGGTGCAGCCGGGCACGGTGGCGCCGGCCTTGAGGGCAGCGGCCAGTGCCACGCGATCGGCGCTGGTGGTGGTCTTGGTGCGGCGGAACTGCTCGGGCAGGTCGTCGGCGGTGACGTCGGCGTCAATCTCGACTGAGGTGGTGGCGCGGCTGGTGAGCTTGTGCGCCGGGAGCTCCCACTTCGTCGCAGCGGGATCGACGTGAGACAGGGCGCGGATCAGCTGTTCCTGCATCACCTGAGCGCGGTGCTCGGCCTGCTCGGCCAGGGCGGCAAGGCGCTTGGCATGCTCGCGCTGAGCGTCGGCCTTGGCACGCAACTGATCGATCACCCAGCACCAGGCGTCAGCCTTGGCGGTGAGCGCGGCGCGGTTGCCGGCTTCAGCGGTGATCAGCTGCTCGAGGGCCTCGGTGGCAGCAGCCACGTCGGCGGGGTCGTCGGAGAACAGCCGCTCGGCGGTGTCGTCGATGCGGGCGGCCAGCAGCGTGGCTTCGGAGGTGAGGGCGAAGAGTGAGCTGGTCATGTGCAGTGGAAGCGGGAGTTACGGTCTTCGGCGCTAAGGGATGGGTCGTCGTCTGAGTCGTCGGGCTCGTCGTAGAGCGGCGGGTCCGGCGGGTCGGCGTCGTCGCGGTGGACAGCCGGCCAGTGGTCGTCGTCGTCGTCGTACATGGCAGGTGGTGGTGTGGTGGTGGCGGTTCCAGTCGGGACCGATGAGCAGACTATAGCCGGTTCCGTTGCGGATCAGCAACAACAGAAGGGAGGCGGCAACCTCAGGGGGTGGGTATCACCCCTCTGGGCAGCGCTGGAGGGGCTTTTCTGCGTGCAGCTGCCATCCGCTGGCGGTTCTGCTCACGGCCAGCGGGCGAGCGCTTCCAGCACTGAGAGCACAGCGGTGCCGTGCGAATGGACCGCACCAGCCGGCCGCACTGGGGGCAGGGCTGTGGCGCGTCCGGGTCGGGCAGGCCGGCCAGCCTGAGCCGGTAGCGGCGTGTGCGCTCGATGCTCCGGTCAGCCACGGCACTCCTCCAGCAGGGCGCGTGCATCACGCAGTAGTTGCAGCGCCTGCGTCAATCGCTGGTCGTACTGCTCGGGCATCAGGCCCAGCGCAGTCAGGTCCATGTAGATGGCGGTCATCTGATCGCGCATCAGGTCATGCATGTCGTAGTCAGTCATGGCGTGGTGGGGTGGCGTGACGTGGTGGCGCACAGGGGCGCCGGGAAGGGGCCTGCAGGTGGCGTGACGCTGTAGGCACGCAGGGCGGGGCGGAGGCGCCTCGCAGGGGCGCACAGGCGGCGCTCAGTGCGCGTCGATGGCGCGGGCGATCCAGCGCTGGTAGCGCTCCTGCACCGCACTGTCGCGCTCCAGCCGAGCGACGCCCGCCCAGAGCGCGTCCAGCCGCTCGCGTGTGGTGACGGGGCGTGGCGCCACCGGGCGAGACAGCAGCGCGTCCACCCGCGCGGTGGTGGCGGCGTGCTCCGCCTCGATGGCGGCGATCTCCGCCTCCAGGGCGGTGATGTCGGTGGTGGTGGTGTCGGGCATGGCGGCCTCCGGGGTGGTGGGTCGGGCGGTCAGACGACCGTGGCGAGCGTGTCGGCCAGTGCCGCCAGGTGGGCGTGTGCGGCGCACAGAGCGCGGCGCGTCTCGATTGGCAGCTGGCCCCACAGATCGGTGACCTGCAGCGCCTCCAGCGCGTCGATGGCGTCGACCGAGTGGTCGTGCGCCTCCTCCAGATCAGTGGCGGTGGCGGGGGAGAACGTGATGTCGTCCATGGGTGGTGGTGCGGGTGGCTCCCTCAGTGTGCGCCAGATCGTCACGCCGTAGCGCATGGCGGCGAGTGGTACAGGCGTATCGGAATCGGCCAGATCGACTGCGGCGCAATGGATCCGGTTCGTCTGTGCCGGTGACGTAGTGGCACACATAATCGGAAACTGGCACACTCGCCGCACACGCCTGTGCGCCAGATTGTCACAAGGGGCGCCGCATTGTGTATCCGTTCAGCACAGAAACACGCCGCATGGGTCAAACGTACTAGCGCTGAAATACATTGCGGTGACTGGGGTTTGGCCGATTCAGTACCGTCGTACCTGTGAAAAACGTGGTTTCCACAGGTGTCACACTGACTCGCGTTACATCCGGTCACAAACAAGGGTGAGCAGATGTACTACAGGGTCAGATGCGCTGCAGCACAACGAGTTTGGGTGATAAGTGGTTCAGCCGTACTGCTCAGACGGCCCTGGGTTGTGGGTACAGGCGTACCACCAGCCGCTCTAGCGCCTCGCGGGCGGCCTGCAGCGTTGCGGTGATAGGTGCAACGGCTGCCAGCGGCTGCTGCGGGAGCACAGCGCAGGAACGGCTACTGATGGCGTCCACGGTGCGACGGGAGGCGACACCGGCTCGGTAGCACCATGCCGCGGCGGCCATGGTGGCGAGCAGGGCCAGCAGAGCGGCGTCGCGGGCCTGCTGCCGGTGCGCCCAGCACCAGCGGGCAGCGGCCTCGATGGCCAGCAGCACGCGGGCGATGGTGTCGAGCACCTGGCGGCGGTGGGCGTAGGCGTAGCGAGCGGCAGCAGTGGTGCCGGTGGCAATGGCGCGCATGATCTGCATCGCCGTGGTGGTGGTGGTCATGGTGGTGTGTGGTGGTGCCGGCCGGAGCGCTCAGGCTCGACGGCGGGCGGGAATGGTTTGCGGGCCTTGCACCCGCTCGGTCTCGTCTCGGTAACCCGGTCGTTTGACTGTTCCCGGGGTGGGCTCCTCGTGGCTTGCGCCGGGGTGCTCACGTCCGCCCCATGAACAGCATCATAGGCCATCTGTTGCAGGGTTGCAACGGGACCGCCATCGACGCGCCGATCAGGGGCAGTACGCTGCCGGCAGCACAGGGCTGTGGTGGTCCTGCTGCCGACACCGTGACTTTGTGTCGCCGTGTGGTGGTAGGGGCGCTTCGGCGCCCCACTCACCGCGCCGGTCTTACCAGCAACACCTCGGCACCGGGATACAGGGTGCGGTACAGCCAGCCGGCCGCCCACTGGCTACGGGCCTGGATCAGGTCGTCGCGGGTGCGCGTCGGGTCAAGGCGAACGGTGACCCACCAGGGGCTCATGGCTCAGGCGCTGCTGGGGCAGGTTGCCGGTCTATGCCCTGCACCAGCGCAATGCCCCTGCGCAGGTAGCCGTAGTTCCTGACGTGGCTGACGCCAGTGACGGCGCCGCACAGATGGCAGGTGCCCTCCCAGCAGGTGCAGTCGCCCTGCAGCGGCAGGCCCCAGGCGCTGCCGCAGGGGTCGCAGACGTGGGCGGCGCTCCAGAGCTGGGGCAGAGTTGGTGGGTCGATCATGGCTGCGGCTCCCGGCTGCGGATGGCGGCGTGGGAGCAACCAGCCAGAAAGGCTTCCCTTAACGCCCACCCATGCCATGCGTGGCCAAACGGTGAAGCTGCGTCGGCGGTATGAATGACGCTGTCCACATAGCGATAAGCAGCCTGAACCTCGGGATGAAGACCAATCTCTTGGTCGCGGATGTCGTGCTCAGGCAATGTGATGGCGATCATGGTGTTTCCGTGGTGGTGGGGATCATGCCGGCTCCTCCGTGCGTGGTCGCAGTGGGATCACCTGCGCGTTCAGCTGGGCCAGCAGGCTGCGGGCTGCATCGTGGTGGCCGGTGACGGTCAGCTCAGCCGCCAGGTGCTCGATCACGGCGCGGATGCCCGCAGGGCTGGTGACGTACTCCCAGCCCACGGCCTCGTGGTGGGCTTGCATGCAGCGGCCGGTCAGGGTGTTGTCAGGCATGGAGTGCCTCCACGTGATGCACGCGATACGCACCCCAACCGGGCGTGATGTCAACCAGTCCAGTGCGAGCCACGGCATTGATGCGACGGCTGACATGCGGCTGGCTGCAGCCCCACCGCTCGCGCAGGTCGCTGGTGGTGACCGTGCCGGGCGTCGGCGCCAGAGTCACCAGCTGCAGGTAGTCGAGCAGGGCCTGGTCCCGGTGCAGGCCGCGCAGGTCCAGCAGCGGGCGGATGCGGATGATCATTTGCCTGCCCTGTGGATGTGCTCTCTGGCGTGCTCCTGCCACGCAGCGGCGTAGTCGCTGGCCTGTTTCAGTTGACGCATTGCCGTTTCGCGTTCAGCGCGTGCTCGCTCCCACGCGCCGTGCTCCTGGGGATAGAAATCGCGCGGGTTACAGGTGGCAGCGGCAATCGCAACCAACGCAGCCTCAATTGCAACGCGTGCGGCGCTGTACTACCGCAGCAGGGTGTCGGCGCCGGTCCCGTTCAGGTGGATGGTGGGCAGAGTGGTCATGACAACAAACGGCGGATTCACCAGCAGCTGGCCGGTGCCGGCTGCAGGGTCGTAGGTGGTGGGTGAGTACCAGGTGCTCATTGCCCCACCAGCTCACTGAGCCGACGCAGCACGGTGGCCGTGCCGCTGCGGGGTTCGAGGTACTCCAGCTGCTGCTGGATCAGCCACCGCACCCGCTTGCGGGCTTCGGCAGCACCGTCGTTAAACGCGGCCTGGATGCGGGGATCCACGCTGAGCAGCTCCATCGCAGCGGCCAGTTCCTGCTCGCGCATGTCCAGCTGCTGGTGGCGCTCGGCGGTGGTGGCCAGCAGGCGCTCAAGCCCTTGGCGGATGTTGGTGAGGTCGTCCATCGGCTCAGAACGGCACGGAGGCGTCGTCGTCTGCGCTGCTCTCCCACACCTGCGCTGCTGCAGGCGCTGCAGGCCGTGCCGTGGGCGCCGGCTGGGCTTGGCCACCCACAGGTGCCCAGCTGTCCACCGCTACCACCAGGCCCGTGCGGGTCTCGCCGGTGGTGCGGTCCTGCCAGCTCTCGCTCTTGACGCGGCCCCAGACGTCGCACAGGTCGCCCTTGCGGTGGGCGTCAACGAACGACAGCGCCAGCTCGTTCCAGAGCTCCAGCTTGAAGCCGTCCGGCTCCTGCCCGTCGTCGCGCTTGGCGCCGGGGCGGTTGATCAGGATCCGCACGTTGCAGACGCTCTTCCCTGACTGGAGGGTGCGCAGCTCGGGGTCACGGGTCAGGCGGCCGACAAAGCGGTGTTGTGAGGCGCGAAGGACGGTGGCGATCAGTTCAGACATGAGGCGTTGTGTGCAGTGTGAATGTGGCCCCGGTGGGTACCGGGACCGTGGGAAGTCAAGCCGTTACCGGCTCGGCTTCAGTCCAGGCGGCCGGCAGGTCGTCGGGATCCTCCGCCGGCTCGGTCAGAGCCTCACCGGCAGCGTTCCACCGGGCGGCAGATTCCTGGGTGATGCCGGACTTCGCCAGCCGGGCGAGGTGATTGCGTTGCAGCTGCTCCAGGCTGATGGCCTCACCACCGCTGATCTCTTGGCACATAGCCACCAGCCCAGCGGGCGTCAGACCCCGGGCCTCGCAGGCACGCAAGGCACCGGCGGTCAGGTCTTCGGTGGTGGTCAGGATGCGAGGCGCCGGCTGTGGTGGGCGGTGAGGATCCTCGATCGGCTCCTTCGCCCACAGCTGCCAAGCCAGCCCAAAGGCTGCAGCGGCAGCGGTGCAGAGGCACCGGCGGTGGGTGTCAGTCACATCACGAGCGGTGATGCGATCCATGGCAACCGGCGCATTGCGGTTGTCCATAACGGCCTGCGGGAAGTCAGGCGTCTCCTGCCCATCCGGACCAACGAAGTAGCCGACGACGTAGCCGGTGCCGTTGGGTGCTGTCCAGACGTGGTTGCCGTCTGGAGTGGAGCGGAGATGGAACTGCCAGCCGGGTGCGTGATCACGCAGCAGCTGCCCGACGCGGCACCAGTTGACGTAGTCAGCGGCATAGCTGCCGTTGCCCTTGCGGCTCACGTCGGCCGCTGTGATGACGTTGCCCAGGTTGGGCGGCCCCGGTGGGGGCAGTGTGGCTGAAGCCATGTGGTGGGTGGTGGCTGACGAGATCCTAGCGGTCCGGTTGCGAACCAGCAACAGTCCGGCATGATGGCGGCGCCGGTGAACCGACAGGAGTAGCACTGGTGTACTAGAACGCCCGCCGCTGAGCCCAGCAAATGCCGATCCGTGTATCCGTCAGTGACCTACAGGAAGCCGATGCCGTCTGGCAGCTGATCAGCCGTGCTGAGCAGCCCTACGACTGGTCGATTCACCTAGACGGCCACGGCCATCTGTGCAGCGTCAGGCCAGCAGCTCCGCCAGCAGCTGCGCCGGGCCATAGCTGCCCAACGGCAGACCCCGCATGACGCGGATGGCCTCGGCAATGGCCAACAGCTCGTCCTGCAGCTCCTCACGGGTCAGCTGCTGCTGCCCGAGGATCACCGCCTGGAACCGCTCGCGGCGGGCGTCATCCGCTGCCGGATATGCCGCCAGCAGCTGGCGCACACCCACCATGGGGCTCAGGCCGGCAGCCACGATGGTGGCATCCAGCAGGGGGGACAGCTTCTCGCTCAGGCGGGGCTGCTCACCGGGCAACAGCAGGCGGGCGCCGAGGTACGGCAGTTCCAGCCGGCCGGCCCAGACGGCTACCAGGTCCATCAGGTCAAGCGGATGGTGTTCCTCGCCTGGCACCGGTAGCCAGATCGTGCCGTCGATGGCCTCGTCGGTCAGCTTGAACGCGCTCGGTGGGCCTAGTTCCGCACGGGCGGCCTCGGCGCCCTTGGTGTGCCACAGCCATGCCGCACGGTTCAGGGCTTCAAGGGCGATCAGCGGCGGCAGGCTGATGCCCAGCTTCCCGTTGGCAATGCGGCTGATGATGCTGTGGCTGAAGCTGGTGCGTTCACCCAGGCCCCAGTGGGCAATGGATGCCATCTCGCGCAGGCTGCAGGTGTTGCGGTCCACCCAGTACGCCACGGCCTGGCGGATCCAGTGATCACCCTGCTCCAGGGTCTGCGCTAGCGGCTGCTTCATGCCTGGATCGTACCGGCGTTGTTGCAGTCCTGAAACATGCCGGATGACCGCCCAGCAGGGCCTCGGCCTCCTCCACGCTGCGGGCAATGCCGGCGATGCCACCAGCGGCGCTGACGTGCTCGAGGAATGCCGTCTGCTCGCTGGTGGGTCGGCCGGTGGGGGTCTTGATCTCGACGGCAGCGAACACCGCAAGCTGCTGGCCCACCATGTCGGGCGTGATGGTGACTGACCTGTAGCCGATCAGGTCCGCGCTGCCGGGGCACAGGCCGAAGGTGACCATGCGGCCGTCCTGCCCCACGACCTTGCCCGTGTTGTTGCGCCACAGCCGGACCGGCCCACGGCTGCAGGCCAGCCGGATGCGCTGCTGGATTGCCTGTTCGCTCATCCCGGTTCCGTTGCGTACCGGCTACTGTGGCGGAGTTCCCGCGTGCGAGCGCCGGACCTTGGGCGATGGCCCCGCTGTGGAAAGCGGGGCTTTTTGCTGTCAGAACACCGGCAGCCAGTCAAAGCTCAGCTGCAGCGGTAACCCGGTGTCGCTCCGGTGGGCTGTGCCGAGCTGTTTGCTCAGGGCTGCGCGGACCGCATCTTGCACGGCGTCGTGCCAGATGGTCGCTGCTTCCCGCTTCGAGCGGGCCAGCACCAGGATGCCCGGCTTGTGGACAATGGGCCCGGCAGGCAGGGTCGGACGGGTGGTGGTGGTAGGGGCGAGGGCGGGACGCTGACCAGACTCCACCACGCTGCGGAACCAACGGTTGACGAACACGCTGAACGCAGGGCTGATCCAGCGGGCAAGCTCGGTGGCCAAATCGGGGTGGATCCAGGTAGAGCCGCCTGCACCTGTTCCGCCTCGCTGGGAGACCACCAGATCGAAGACGGAAATTCCGGCTTCGCTTGCCAGCGCTTGCATGTAGGCCTTGCACTGGGCCGATTCGCGGAAATGGATCCACCGCTTCCCGTTGGCCTGGCACATGGCGGTGGCGTTGACATAGCCATCGGGACGCCGCTGGATCGGCGTGCCCTGCCACTCGCGCACCTCCAGAGCAGCAGGCGCCGCAGGGAAGATCTGCGGCTGCAGCACCTGCGGACGGACGGGCTGGGTCCACTTCCGGGCCTTCGGCGGGATCGGACGGCCAGAGCGGCGGTAGTAGCCGGCACGGCGGCGGCAGGCGTCAGAGCACCAGGCAGCCAGCACGCTGCGGGCCTGGAACAACTGGCCGCAGCAGCCGCAGATCGTCGGGATGGTGGCGGTCATCGCTCAGGCCTCCACCTCGAAGTGGAACCCGGCGAACTCCGGCATGCGCCGCAGCTCTTCCACCGCAGCCTGTGCCTCGGCCACGGTGTCGTAATGGGTCGGATAGCCCGCTTCCCAAAGCATCCGCTCAAGCTCGGAGCCAAAGGGGCTGTCCCCGCCAGGAGCGGGGGAGACCAACGTCTTCATGGTGAATACTCCTCTGATTGAGTCCGGCACCTCTGCCGAACATCACCAGCATAGCCCAATGAGAAGGGGCCAGCCATAGGCCAGCCCCAACCCGAAAGAAACCGGGCCTTCGGTACGGTTTCAGGCCGGGCTCAGAGAAACCCAGCCACCGCGTCCGTCCTTGCGGATGGGACCGACCCGGCAGGGGCACGCTACCGGCCCCGCTTGATGACCCTACTGGTTCCGTTGCGAACCTGCAACACCTTGCCGCTCAGCCAGAGCCTCCCGCGCCTCCAGCTCCGCGATCCGCTTCGTCGCGGCTCGCAGGATCAGCTCCTGGTGCATCGCCAGCTGCGCCAGCCGCCAGCACATATCTTGCGCATGCGGCAGGTCATACCCCTGGATGCTCCGCCGCTGCCGCTCCAGCTCGAGATCATGCTGCGGCTCCCGTACCGGGCACATCCACGATCCCCAGCCCATGAGCATCACGCGGCGTTGTAGGCAGGTTGCCGGCACCGCTCAAACGTCAGCCCCAGCACCGTCACCGGCCGGCGTTCCTTGATCGCCAGGCTGATCGTCGTGTAGTCCACGTGCAGATGCTCCGCTGCCTCGCGGCAGCTTCCGTAGACCCTACCCGTCTCCACACACCGGATCCGCTTGTCACCCCAGTAGCTCGGGCATTGTCGACACACCTCCTCCGCCAGCTCGCGGTTCTCCAGCAGCAGGAACAGCGCATCCGCACCGAACCCGCCCAACACCTGCGGCATCCTGCGCGCCAGCCGCCTTAGCGCTGAGCGCTCGACGTAGTAGAAGCTGCCGACCTTGCGCGGCTGCAGCACGGCGCGGACTGCTGGCCGCTTCAGCCACGCATTCGTTCGGCTCTTGGGGCACCCCAGGATGTCCGCAATGCCGCCACTGGTCAGGCATTCACCCATCCGTGCTCTGCCGCTCTGCCTGGTACGCCGCAGCCGCTGCAGGATCGCGCTTGCTGACCGCTCGGGCCAGCCCTGGCGGTGCGCATGCCGCTGGTAGCGGTCCACCAGCTCCGGGAACGGCACATCACCCGCCAGCTGATCGAGATACGTCGCCTCTGGTGGCGTCCAGTTCGGTGGGCGCTTCATGCCACCACCCGCACCGGACCGGACCGGCTGCGCTTTGCCTCACGGGCCGCCATGACGTGACGGGCCCAGCCGCGTGGGTTTGCCATTCCCCGGCGGTGGCCGATGCGCACCAGCTCCTCCAGGGACTGGGCACTCGACTGCTCGGCGCGGCGCTGCTGGCGAGCCACCACCTCCTGCAGCTCACCTTCCACGTGCGTCAGCTCCCGGCGCTCGGGGACGAACTGGTGGCCGCATTCCGGGCACTGCTGCGTGCGACTGGCCATCGCGCAGAAGCACGACGGGCAGACCCTGATGCTCACCGGTTGCTCACCGGCGCGGCGCTTCACTCGCCCTTGCAGCGTCCAGTCATGCACCGTCAGCGGATGGCCCAGCCGGGCGCTGTTACCGACGTGATCAAGGATCAGCAGGTCGGCCTTTCCGGGTGCACAGCGCAGCCCCCGGCCGTTGCCCTGCAGCCATGCCGTCAGGCTCTGGGTCGGGCGCAGCCAGATCACCGCGTCAATCTCTGGCACGTCCACGCCGGCAATCCACAGCTGAGCGCAGGCCACCAGATCGAGACGGCCAGCCCGCAGGCCCGCCACGGCCTCCCGGCGCTCGGCGTCGTCGCTGCCGCCATGCACAGCCACAGCGCGAAAACCGGCCCGCTGCCACTGCTCGGCGACCGCCTGCGCATGGCTGACAGTGGTACAGAACGCCACGCCACGCCGGCCGGTGCACAGCTTCTGCCAATGCTTAAGCGCATCGCCAACCACCTGCGGGCGGTTCATCACCGCGCCGGCGGCGCCTTGGTCAAAGTCACCACCACGCCGGCCGATGCCGGATAGATCCACACCTGGCGGCGCGAAGATCCTGACTGGCGCCAGCAGCCCCTCATTTATCAGCTCGGCGGTGCTGCAGGTGTGAACCAGAACGTCGAACACTTCGCCCAGCCCGCGACCATCCAGTCGCTGCGGCGTGCCGGTCAGGCCCAGCAGGCGGGGATTGCCGGCCGCCTCGATCACCTGCCGGTAAGAATTGGCGACCGCCAGATGGCACTCGTCAACGATGATCAGATCAGGCCGTGGCAGTTCAGCGCGCCTGACAGCCGTCTGAACCGCGACGACCTGCACCAGCTTGGAGTAATCCGACGATTGGCCGGCGCGGATGCTGCTGTGACTGATGCCTGCAGCGGTCAACCTGGCGGCCGTGTCGTCGAGGATCTCGCGCAGGTGGGCCAAGAACCAGACGCTCCGGCCACGGGCGATGGTGAGGCGGACAATCTCGGTGGCGGTGGCCGTCTTGCCGAAGCCCGTGGGCGCCACCAGGATCGGCGCGCGGTGGCCTTGGCCGTAGGCATGGCGCAGGGCGGCGACGGCCTGGACCTGGCGGGGGCGGAGGGTGATGCTCATGCGGCTATCACCCCTGCTGCTTGCGCAACCGCTCCCATGTCTCCACCGCCAGCGCCTTGGTTTCTTCCGGTGGCGCCGGCTGGCTGGGGTGCGTGTTGAGCCAGCGGTACGGGCCCGTGGCTAACGCCTTCGCCCAGTCGCTCACCGTGACCACGGCAATGTGACTGTGTGAGTCGCCACCACCCGACGACCTGGGCCCGCCAACGAGCACAGCCCAGCCAAATCGGCGATCGCAAATGCGCTCAATCGTGTCCCTGTAGCCCGGTGGGTCGCATGCCATTGATCCAGTGGCGCGGTGGCAGTCCCACCAGCATAGCCGTTGCAGGTTCGCACCGGAAACAGTAGGCTGCACAAGCTCCGCTAGCACCAGCTGCATGACCGCGACAGCCCAGAGACCCGACCGCTACGCCACGGCCATCTCGCTACCCAGGCACCTTGCCGACCACGTGGCATCCCAGGCCTCGGCCCGTGGCGTTTCCAGCGCTGACTACATCCGCCTTCTGATCTTCCGCGACATAGAAGCCGGCAAGCAGGACGCTAGCCCGGCGGCGGCTTGATTCATGGCCGATGCCAACGATCCGGCAGCGGCTGATCACTCATCCTGGCGTCAACAGCTCGGCCGCCTTGAGCCGTTAGGCCTGCCACTGCTGCCCTGTGGCGCCGGCAAGGATGGCAAGTCGCCGCTCAACCCACAGACCGGCTATGGCTTAGCCGGTTGGGAAACAGCTGCATTCAGCGTTCCCCAGATCCTTGCCATGAATGGCGTGGTCCGCAGCGTCGGCACCCGCACCGGCGATGGCAAGATCGCCTTTGACCTCGACGGCCGCACAGCCGTTGAGCACTGCCTTGCGCGCGGCTGTGACCCACAGCAGGCCATCACATGGCAGGTGCATCGCGACACCGATCCACTGCGCCTCAAGGTGCTTTGGTACCTCACGCCAGAACAGCAGCAGATCCTGGGCCCCCTGGTATCGAAGAAGCTCATCACCCGCCCGCCGATCCGCGACGACAACAACCGCGTCGTTGAGAAGGCCGAAGCTGTTGAGCTGTTTCATCACCCCGGCCGACAGGTCATCCTGCTGGGCCAGCATCCCAGTAGCGGCGGCCACTACTTCTGGCCTGATGGTCTCGGTCCAGAGGCCTTGGCGCCCATCCCGCCTGAGTGGTGGGCACTTGCGCTGGAATGCCTCGGCACCAACGACCAGCCCCTTCTTGACCACACGCCACCGCCTACCGGTGTCCGTGTGCCGCTGCTCAGCTTCGTAACCCGCGCCACTCGCATCTTCGTTCAGACCGGCGGTATCCCAGGCCAGTGGAACGACGATCAGCTGAGCCACTCTCTTGAGCTGATCGCCGCTGAAACATGGATCAGGGAGCACGGTCACATTGCTGAACCGACCGCACGGCAGGCCTTCGCTGATCACATCTCCGCCGCGCGCTCCCTCGATCGTGCCTTTGACTCCCGCAAAGCCTGGAAGCGCTTCGATGGCGGCATCGCTCGCAATCCACAGCCCGGCACACCCGAAGAACTGCTACTCAAGCGGCTCTCCTATTGGCTCAGGCAGGCAGGCCATGGCACACAGCGCCAGCCTGGTCCCTCGCGTCAGGCTGGCAAGTCGCCATCATCACCTGAACAGCAACCCGAAGACAAGCAGGCCACCTTTGGTGAGCTGCTCTCCGCATGCCTTGCGGCCATCCGCAGCGGTGACCGTGATGCCGAGATGGAGATCAAGGCTGAACTCAAAGGCCGGTTCCGCGTCACCGATGAACAGATCCAAACTGATCTGTTCCGCCAGTGGCGGCTTGACAAGGTCGAACGTCGCAAGGCCACTCACGACTCCATCTCATTGTCGGGCGTAGCCCCGCTGCGTTATCGGATGGATGGCTTCATCCAAGTCGGCGACATCGGCCTCACCTACGGCCCGTACGGAACCGGCAAGACTACATTCTCGCTAGCCAAGATGTACGCCCACGCGACAGGATCCAACCTCCTGGACCGTGATACCACCTGCGACCCCGGCCGTTGCCTATTCATCGCCACTGACTCCGGCGCAGCCGCGCTCAAGAAGTCACTCGTTGATCTTGGCATTGATCCCGACGACGACCCGATCCTCACCCCTGGTCACCCTGATCAACGCATCTGGATCTGGGCCCATGAACCTGAACAGGGTCACGACGCCTGGATCTGCGACATTCACGGCGTGATCCGACTGGAGGAGTTCATCAAGGCCAAGGGCATCACCTACGTCGTCATCGACAGTGCTAAGGCCGTCAGCACCCCAGCCGGCTGGTCCTATTGCTCCAACGAAAGCGTCAAGGCCCTGCTCCAGTGCCTACGAGAGGTGGTCGCGCAGCCCACCGGCGTGTTTATCGAGTTCCTGTCTCACGACGGCACCGAGAAGGGATCTCACAGCGGCGCGAAGGCATGGGCGGAAGACCCGTCAATGGTCTGCGCTCTCCAAGTCGCCAAGGACGACGACGGCAGGCCCAGTGGTGTCACCTGTGAGTTCCGCAAGGACCGCGCAGCAGTCATCGATCCACGCCGCTCCATCACCTTCTTCCTCGCTGATGGCCAGCTCAAGCTCAAGCCCGGCATCGACGTGGTCGGCACCTGCGAAGACGCCATCCTCACGATCCTCTGGGAAGCCCATCAGCGAGACGTGGCATCCATCTCTGCCAAGTCCCTGATCGATGAGGTGTTCACCCGCTTCAGCCGCTCTCGCAAGACCGTCGAGAACACCCTCGCCAGGATCGCCGGCACCGGCAAAGGGCCCAACCCCACACCCGTCATCCGGCCCAAGCGAGGGCACTACTCCATTTCACCGGCCGAAGCTCAAAGGCGGGCCTCGCGCGCGCACGCGTCACGACCTCTCTCTTCTACGGGGGGTATTAACACCAGATCCATTGCGGCGCAGTCGGTTTGCATTCCCCCTATTGATCCCCCCTCGGGGGAAGTCGGGGGAAACGCCAACCCCCCGATCCCCCCGCCGGGGGAAGTCAAAGGGGGAACCGAAATCCCTGTCACTGACTGCGAACTCGTCGAAATACCCCCCGACGGGCGGGTGTTATCGCGCGCGCAAGACACCCTCAGCTGGGTCAGGTTCGGCCTTGACCAGTGCGGCATGGCCCCTGATCATCCAGACGCGCTGAAACACGTCAGCGACTACCTGGGCCACGCCAACCCAGGCATCACAGCCGCCGAGATCCAGGCAGCACTCACCGAGCTGTGCCAGTGAGCGACGCCATGCGGTTCAACCGCCGACCCGTACCGATCGAGGTTCAGAATCAAGCCGGTAACTGGTGCGGCGGGTTCCTGCTGCTTAGCTTTAACGCAGACGGAACCGTCACGGTCCGCAGCTCCAAGACCGGTGCCATCAAGAACCTGCAACAGCACCATTGGCGTGATCCGGTGGAGATCGAGATCATGCAGCGCCACGGCTTGACGCCCTGATCTTGGTCCCGTTGCGCAACCGCACCGAAGCCCCCTAAGCTGGCCGCGTTGCGATCCGTATCCGCGTGCCCGTTGGCAGGCCATCGACCCTGACCCCAGAGATGGTGGACATCGCCTTCGATGTCTCCGAGAAGGGCGGTGCATTGCCAACCGTCGCCAGGGCATGCGGAACACCGCTGCGAACCGTTCAGAACTGGATCGAAAAGGCAAAGGACGGCACTGGTTCTGATCTTCATCAGGCCTTTTGGTGTGCCATCCAGGACGGCCGTCACCGTGCCGAAATCCGCGCCATCTGCCTCATCACCGGATCACAGGATCCGCGCGATGCGCAATGGTGGCTGACCCACAACCCAACCACCCGCGACACCTGGTCCGACGCCGCTGCCACACGCCGCGAAGTACAGGCCACCCTCCAGGCCGTTGTGCAGGCCATCCAGGCTTCCGACCTGACCCCAGAGCAGCAAGATCACCTCCTCCTGCGCATGCAGGCTGCTGGCCTTGGCACTCCTGCTGGCTGATCCGCTCGCAGCCGCCAGGGCGCAGCTGCAGCTCGCTCGCTTTGGTGGCCCGCAGCTGCAGGACTCCGACCGCCTGCTGCACACCATCACCGCCGACCTGCACCCCGGGCAGGCTGCCTTTGTTCACGATCAGGCCACCGAGATCATCGGCGTCTCCGCCGGCTATGGCGCCGGCAAGACCCGGGCACTCTGCGCCAAGGCCGTCAGCCTCGCGCTGGCCAATCAGGGCTTCCTGGGCTGCGTCATGGAGCCCACAGGGCCGCTGATCCGCGACATCTGGCAGAACGACTTCGAGGCCTTCCTGGAGGGCTACGACATTCCTTACAGCTTTCGCGCCTCGCCGCTGCCGGAGTACGTGCTGCACCTGCCTGGTGGTGACACAAAGATCCTGTGCCGGTCGTTCGAGAACTGGACACGCATCATCGGCCTGAACTTGGCATGGGTGCTGGCTGACGAGATTGACACCGTGACGCCAACGATCGCCAACAAGGCATTCCCGAAGATCCTCGGTCGCCTCCGCTCCGGCAACGTCCGCCAGTTCGGCGCCGCCAGCACCCCGGAGGGCTTCCGCTGGATGTGGCAGACCTTCGGCTCAGACGATGCGCAGCAGCGCCAGGACCGCCGGCTGATCCGCATGCGCACGGCGGACAACCCACACCTCCCGCCGGACTTCATCGAACGCCTTCAGGCCAACTACGACCCCTCCCTGCTGCGGGCCTACCTGGAGGGTGAGTTCGTCAACCTGACCACCGGCCAGGTCTACGACCGCTTCAACCGCGAGCATCACGTGGTGCCCTGCGACTGGGATGAGCTGGAGGGCGAGACGATCCTGCTCGGCGTGGACTTCAACGTGGGCAACATGAGCGGCGTCGTGGCCGTCCGCCGTGGCCGGGAGCTGCATGTCTTCGACGAGATCAGCGGCGCCCACGACACCGACGCCCTGGGCCAGGAACTGCGCCGCCGCTACCCCAAGGCCCGCATCCTCGGCTACCCCGACGCCTCCGGCACCGCCCGCAGCACCAACAGCAGCCGCAGTGACGTGGCCATCCTGCAGGCCTACGACATCAGCAACATGGCTCCCAAGGCCAACCCACCGGTGCGCGATCGGGTGGCCGCCGTGCAGGCCCTGCTGGAGAACGGCACCGGTGAACGCCGGCTGTTCATCGACCCGCGCTGTAAGCGGCTGATCGAGTGCCTGGAGCTGCAGAGCTACGCCGAGGACGGCACGCCAGCCAAGGACACCGGCTACGACCACATGAACGACGCCCTCGGCTACATCGTGCACCGCACCTTCGAGGTCGGCCGCGCCATCACCGGGAAAGCAGTGCGTGGGGTGCGCCTCTACTAGCGGCAACCTACCGGACAAGTAGGCATGCCATGCAACCCGGCGAAACGCTGATCACAGCCGGCAACGGAGACACCCGTTACGCACGCTTCCAGCCGGTAACGATGGGCGGCGCTGGTGGTGGCGCCAACTTCCGCAGCCTCAAGGTCTACGAACCCGGCATCAGCTGGAGTCAGCAGGAGCCACGCTGGCGGTTGATTGAGCAGCTGTGCCTGGGCACCCTGGGCATGCAGCAGGCCGGCCGCAGTTACCTGCCCCAGGAGCCTGCTGAAAGCCCGGAGTCCTACGAGGTCCGCCTGCGCCGCAGCATCTGCCCCCCGTACTACCTGCGCCTGGAGCAGATGCTGGCGGGCATGCTCACCCGCAAGCCAATCCGGCTCGACAACGTGCCCGATCCCATGGTCGAGCAGCTGTACGACGTGGATCTGACCGGCAGCGGGCTTGATGTGTTCCTGCAGCACCTGGCCCGCCTGTGCATCCGTTACGGGCACGTGGGCGTGCTGGTGGACTTCCCCAGGGGCGATGAGGGCGACGACAGCCCCGTGACGGACTTCAGCAGGCCCTACTGGCTGCCGTACAGCCCCCGCGACATCCTGGGCTGGCGTACCGACGTGGTAGGCGGCACGCAGAAGCTCACGATGCTCCGCCTGCGCGAGACTCTGACCGTCCCCTATGGCGAGTGGGGTGAGGAGATGGTCGAGCAGGTGCGGGTGCTGGAGCCCGGCCGGTTCCGCCTGTATCGCAAGCAGGCATCACGCAGCCGCGACTGGGAGCTCATCTCGGAGGGCACCACCACCATGGAGGACATCCCGTTCGCCGTCGCCTATGCCAACCGCTCCGCCACCCTGGAGAGCACCCCGCCGCTCGAGGAGGTCGCGTGGTTGAACCTGCTCGCCTATCAGTGCGAAAGCGACCAGGGGAACCTGCTGCACGTCGCCGCAGTGCCCCGGTACAACCTGTTCGGAGTGCCGGCAGAGGTGGAGGAGATCGATGCAGGGCCCAACAGCGCCACGGCATTCCCGTCTGATGCCCGCGCTGAGTTTGCGGAGCCCACCGGCACCAGCTACGAGGCCCGCTTCAAGCAGCTGGACCGCATCCGCGACCAGATCGCGGAGCTGGGCCTGGCGGCGGTGCTGGGGCAGAACATGACGAACCAAGCGGCGGAGGCGAAGGCCATCGATCGGTCGCAGGGTGACGCGGCATTGCAAGCCGTCGCCATCGGCCTGCAGGATCTCGTCGATCAATGCCTGACGTTCCACGCTGCCTACATGGGCCTGCCGGATGGTGGCAGCAGTGCCGTCAACCGGGACTTCGTGTCAGCACGGCTGGAGGCCGGTGACGTGCAGCAACTGATCCAGCTGCGGCTCAACAATGAGATCAGCCAGGAGACCCTGCTTACTCGCCTGGCCGAGGGTGAATGGCTCGGGTCTGACTTTGACATCGATGCCGAGCTGGAGCAGACCATGCAGGCGAAGGCCGAGGGCCTGCAGGCGCAGCAGGATCAGCTACAGGCCGCCATGGGACAGCTGCCAGGGCAATCGCAACCGGATGGGCAACCTACGCCGCAACCCTGACCCTGTGGGTCCATGTCTGATGACCTCGCTCCGGTGGAGCAGGGCGACGCCCCCACCACCGACACCACCGCGCTGACCGCTGAAATCGAAGCGCTCCGGCGCAAGAACCAGGAACTGCTCAGCGAGAAGAAACGGCTCGCCAAGGCAGAACGCACCTTGGCGGAACTGCCTGAAGGCACCGACGTGCGCGAGCTGCTGTCGTTCAAGCAGCAGACAGAACAGCAGAAGCTCGAAGCCGAGGGCAATTACCAGCAGGCGCGCCAGCAGCTTGAAGCCCAGTTCCGAGACCGTGAGGCCACCCTCCAGGCTCGCGTCGATGCGCTTGAGGCTGAGGTGAAGGAGCTGCGCATCATCGGCCCTGCTGTTGCCGCCCTGGCCGATGCCGTCCATGACCCCGACGAGGTGGTCAAGCTCAAGCTCAAGCCTGAGCAGATCGACCGCGAGCCCGATGGCACCGTCGTGGTGATTGACGGCTACCAGCGCACGCCCATCCTGGACTGGGCACGGCAGGCGCTGCCGCAGTACCGCCTCAAAGCACCCAAGCCCTCCGGCTCTGGTGCTCCCGTTGGCCGTTCCGCTGGTGGTGACATCCCGGCCGGCATCACCAACCCATTCGCGCCGGAATCGTTCAACCTCACCGAACAGGCTCGGCTATTCCGCACCGATCCAGAGCTGTATCAAAAGCTCAAAGCGGCAGCCCGCTAATCCTGTGGCAAACTGACAGCACAGGGGAAGCTGTGCCGACCCGTTGGCCTGTGGCCGCACCGTCAACCTGACCCCATACGGAAATGTCTTTCCTGTACCGGGCGGATACCAAGATCTACGACCCGTTCTCGTCTTACATCGACGAGCAGTCGACTCTCCGCTCCAAGTTCCTGGCCACCGGCATCGTGTCGGCCAATCCGGTGATCGCTCAGAACGTCACCAAGGGTGACAAGTTCAAAATCCCCAACTGGGCACCGAACCTCTCCGGCTCCATTCAGGTGCCGGCCGAGGGTGTGCCGCTGTCGGTCAACAAGCTCACCTCCGCCGAGCAGGTCGGGGTGATCATGCACCGCGCCAATGTCTGGGGCTCCAGCGAGCTGGCCAAGCTGGCCGTTGGTGCTGAGAACGATCCGATGGCCGCCATCGGTCGTCGCGTCACCGACTACGTGCTGAACGCTCAGCAGACCGACCTGCTGGCCGTCCTGTCCGGCGTGTTCGGTGCGCTCGGCTCCAGCAACTCTGGTGCTGCCTTTGAGACCATGTGCGTGGATGCGACCGGTTCGGGTGAAACCGACCTGTCGCCCCGTCACGTGGTCCTGGCTGACGCCATCCTTGGCGAAGACGCTGACACGTTCGGCGCCATGGTCGTTCACCCTGACATCTACGCCTACCTGCGGGTGCGCGAGATGATTAACTACGTGAACGCCAAGGAGCTCCCCGGCATCACTGCCAGCACCATCGCGGCCGGCAGCATCACTGCCAGCAATGCCATCGGTGGGGACTTCTCCAACGCCTTCGGCAGCACCGGCCAGGTGCCGCTGTTCGGCAGCAAGGCCGTCATCGTCTCCGATGCTGCCCCTCGCACGGGTTCCGCCGGCTCCTACAAGTACGGCGTGTACATGTTCAAAACCGGCGCACTGGGCCAGGCCTTCCAGGCTCCGGTCCGCACCGAGTCCGACCGCGACATCCTCACCTCCGGTGGCGAAGATGTGCTCAAGGTGCAGTGGGACATGTGCTACCACCCCCTCGGCGCCAGCTGGGGCGGCAGCACCAACCCGACTGCAGCGGACCTGGCAACCGCCGGCAACTGGAGCAAGGTGTTCGACAAGAAGAACATCGGCGTTGCCCGCATCACCTGCACCTGTCCTCTCTACGTCTGAGGTTGAGCGATGAAGTTCCATCTGGACGCGCCCAACTTCGGGCGCATGAGTGAGCAGCGGACGGTCACCGCTGCCTCTGACGCTGCAACCACCCTCACCGCCGCTCAGACGGTGGGTGGTGTGGTCACGATGACCCCTGGCGCCGGTCGCGCCCTGACCACTGCCACGGCCTCGGCCATCGTCTCCCTCCTCGGCGACGGTGTGCAGGTCGGCAGCTCGTTTGAGCTGACGGTGGTCAATGTGGCAGCCGCCACCCACGCCATCACCCTCACCGCTCCCTCGAGCGGCGGCATCACCCTCACCGGTGCATCGGGTATGGCCACGGTCGCTGCTGCCAGCAGCGCCACCTACGTCGGCGTCGTGACGGCGGTCGGCACCCCTGCGGTCACCTTCTACCGGAAGGCCGGCTGATCATGGGTCTGTTCGCCAATCGCTGGCGAGCACTGCGGGAGGCTGCCTCTACGGAGGTGGCCTCTTTGCATGTGCAGCCACAGCAGGCGCCAGCGCCTGAGCCGACCCGTCGCGGCGGCAAGCTACGAGCACAGATCGTGATGCAGCAGGATGAGCTACGCGCCTGAGTTCAGCAACTTCCGCTACATCGCGGACACCACCACGGTGACGGGGCGATTCGTTGCCCTGCTGGCGCTGGAAGACACCGTGCTGAACACCGCGACGGTCTGCGCCAGTTGCCCCGACAGCCTGGCGAGCATGCCGATCCCGAAGGGTGCGATGGTGACGGGCTACTTCACCACCGTCAAGCTCACGTCCGGCAAGGTGCTGGCATACAGCAGCTGAGGTGACTATGCTCGCGGCCACTGATCCGGCCTTTGGCCAGCTCTACCCCTTCGGCGCCATTGTCCACGACGCCACCGGTCGCGAGCTACGGCAAGTGTTTGCCTGCAACCCGCTCACCGGCGAGGTCGTGATGTGGGACGGACGCCCCTCGCCATGGAACTGGCTGATTCACGGCACGCGCAAATTTCGGCGCTGGGAGTATTGGCGCTGGCTCATGCATGGCGGCATTGCCAGGCGCCACGGCTTTTGGCCGGCACCGCTGACGATCACGGCAATCCCTTCCGAGCGCTGAGGTGGAGCCGGATCTCTCGTTGCAGGTCGAGCAGTTCCTCAGGAATGCCCTGCGGCAGCGGAAGCTGGAGGACCGGCTGGTGCGGCAGGCGCTGCGGGATCTGCGGCTGACGCTGGCCGGCATCGAGCGGGTGGTGGGCGGCTCTGGTGTGCTGGTGGTGGGCCCTGCGCGGGAGGAGAACATCCGCCGGCTGGTGGAGGCCATCAAGGAGAGCGTCAAGGAGAGCTTCAGCGGCCCGCAGCTGACGGCGCTGCAGGAGGCGCTGACGCCGTTTGTGGAGCAGCAGCTGGACTTCGCCCGGCAGATGGTGCAGCGAGCTGGTGGCAGCCTCACGGCCGAGGGTGCGGTGCAGCTGACGCCCTTGCAGGCCTCACGGCTGGTGAATCAGCAGGTGGTGGCGGGCAAGACCCTCGAGGCGCAGCTCACCGCGACCCTGCCGGCTGCGGTGGCGGATCGGGTGGAACGCTTTATCCGGCTGGGCCTGAGCGACGTGGGCGGCGAGACGTTCGCCACCTATCAGGACGCCGTGGTCAGGGTGACGGAGAACAACGTCGAGGCGATCATCCGCACCGCGACGCATGAAGCCGGCAGCGCTGCACAGCAGCTGATCTACCAGTTTGAGACGGATCCGGATTGGATAGGGCCTGAGGGTTTGGTCTGGACTGCAATCTTTGATAGTCGGACCTGCCCAGTCTGTCTGAAGCTGGACGGCAAGCGGTTCCCGACTGATTACCAGAAGGTCTCGCCCCACGCACAGTGCAGATGCATGCTCCTCCCGTGGAAGTGGCGCAATGAGGATATGGCCACGCCACAGGGAGTGGTTCCGCGCACGAGGCCTGCTAAGGGTGACGATGGCCGCGAGGAGCTGAGCGTAAAGACAGCAGCCAAGACCTGGGTCAAGGACAACCCAGAAACGGCACAGGCCATTTTCGGCAAGAAGCTGGGGCAGGATCTGATCGACGGCAAGGTGAGCTTCGATCAGGCCGTTAAGCGGTGGCAGGCACCCAAGGCAACCTGAGGCATGACCGTCACCATCACCGCTACCGCCGGCTCCAGCAGCGCCAACAGCTACCTGACGGTGGCGGCAGCTGATGCGCTGGCCAACGACTACCTCGGCACACTGGCCTGGTCATCGGCCACCACCGACAACAAAGGCCGGGCGCTGATCATGTCAACCCGCTATCTGGATCAGCTCAGCTGGGTCGGCACCCGGGCGTCAACGACGCAGGCGCTGGCCTGGCCCCGCACCGATGCCGAATGCGGTGAGTGGAGCTTTACCGCTGCTGAGATCCCGGATCCGATCAAGGCGGCCACCTTTGATCTGGCCGAGGCCCTGCTCACGACACCGACGCTGCTGAGCACCACAGGCCCGGGCAATGCGGAGCTCATCCCCGGGATCCCCAATGCCTCGCTCAAGAGCGCGCGGGTGGATGTGATCGCGGTGGACTTCAAGGATGGCGCGGTGCCCAGCAGTCGCAATGCGCTGAACGTGGTCCCGAGCCTGCGGCAGACGCTCGGCTGCTTATGCACGTCGGTTCCGGTGGGGACCGGTAACGTAAGGGTCGTCCGCAGCTGATGCCGTGCCTGCTCTCCAGCTGCTGCTGTTTGGAGAGCCTGAGGCCGCCAAGCCAAAGCCGCACCTGGCGGACCCGCTGAGCCGGGAAGAACGGCGCAGGTTTGGGAAGATGTATGCGGCCAACATCGGCCTGGTGCGTAAGTTCGCCCACCGGCTGAGCCAGCAATACGGGCACTGCCTGGCGCGGGAAGACATCAACAGCTGCTGCGACTTCGCGTTCCTGAAGGCGTGCCGGGCCTGGGATCCCGAGCGCGGGAAGCTCAGCACCATCTACTGGCGGTTCGCGCAGGGCGAGGTGCTCCACTACCTGCGGTCGCACAACTGGGCCATTGGTGCCACGCACCGCGCACGGGAGCTGGGCCTGCGGGCGCGCAAGCTGCTGGACGTGGGCTGGGCAGCGGAAGCGGTCTGCCAGGAGCTGTCGATCAGCGCCGATGACCTGCGGGACTGCCTGGTGGCCACCAGCGGCATGGCACACGACACCATGGGCTTCGACCTGCATGTGTGCCCACGGATGACGCCGATGGAGGTGCTGGAGGCCTCGGAAACCTAGGGCACAACATCAGCCCTCTCATGGCCGGAACCTATTTCGCGGCGCTTGATCTCAGGTTCTGGGTCAAGCTCGGCACCACTGCTTCCAGCGCTCCTACATCGTCCAGCACGATGACCGAAGTGCTGAGCCTGACGAATGCGTCGATCTCGGTCAGCTCCGACACGCAGGACGTGCTGGACTACTCGACCGACTTCGGTTTCAAGTCCAGCATCGTCACCGGCAACAGCTACACCATGAGCTGTGCGCTGAACCTGGATCCGACGAGCGACGGCTACAAGATCCTCAAGCGTGCGGCGCAGACCAGCGCCAACAACGTGGCGGTGCAGTGGTATCGCGAGCTGCCGCTGGTGGGTAGCACCAACACCGACCCGCAGGTGGATGCCGGTGTGGCGTTCGTGTCGAACTGGAGCGAGAGCCTGGAAGCCGGCAACATCGCGACCTGCACGTTTGACCTGGCCGGCTACGGCGCACCGAAGAACTACCAGCAGGGCGACGGCCTGGCCACGCTGACCCTGACCAATGCCGGCAATGGCCTCACGGCTGGCACTGGCGTGGCGTTGGTGAGCACCAGCCCGGCGCAGGGCAACGGCAGCGGCAAGAACGGCACCGCCACCATCACCGTCAATGGCAGCGGCGTGATTCAGACCATCACCGTGGTTGCCTCTGGCGAGAGCTACAAGGTCGGCGACGTGCTGACCATGACCGACCCGGCAGTGGTCGGTGCTGGCGACACCGCGCCGGTGCTGACGGTGGCGACGGTCAGCTGAGGCTAGAGGGCATTCCTGGACAGCTTCCGCCACTCGGCGATGAAGAAGCTGTCCAGCGGGTGCTTGTCGAGGGCTGGTTTGATCCAGTTCCTCGGCGGCACCACTGTGCCTCTGGGGCCGACGACGTAGCCGGTCAGGATCAGGCCGGCATACATGAATCCCTTGTCGCTTTTGGCGTCCCAGGTGAAGGTGAGCTGATACTTACCATTATCAGCTGCGTATTCCTTGCGCTGCGACTTGAGCAGGCCACCAAGATCCACGATGTTTCGTGGGGTTCTCACCTTTTGACCATTGCGGCGATACGTGATTCTCGGCTTTCCTTCTCTTGGGTGGCCTGCTGGCCAAGTAGCAGGCCACTGGTAGTTGACGGCCTGAATCTCCTCTTTCAGCTGCTTGTCCATCACGGTGCCGTATTCCTCAAGGATGAAGCCGGCACGTTCCGCGAGCAGCTTGCTGTTCCAGCCCTTGAGTTCCAGCGTCGCCTTGATCTCAGCCACGCTGCACGTACCTCGCCAGGCGGATCTGATCGCCTAGGACGTCCTGCAGCGTTTTGCCAATCAAGCCAGCGCTTCCGTAGTCAAAGCGAGCCACCAACACCTCACACGGCAGCGGATCTTCATCGCCGAAGGTGAGCATCCCTGTGATACCTGGCTTGATGCGTGCATCTAGCGCCTGCGGCTCGACGGCATAGCCCTGGTACGTCTCGTCGCCAACCACCACGCCGGGCAGCTGGCGGACGTTCTCAAGGAAGCCGAAACGCCGCAGGTACAAGGTGACGCTGACCTCCTCAGTGACCGGCAACACGTTCCCGGTGTCGGCATCGGTGGTGACGCCAACGGTCGGCAGGGTGAACACTGCAGTGGCGTTGGCCAGTGCGGCAAGGGCTGATGTCATGCCCTAGGTTTCCCGGCAACCTAGGCCACTGAGGATGTAGCAGTGGCAGAACAGCTGGGCGAAGCCAGACTCAAGCTGTCGGTGGATGACACGGCGCTGAATGCTGGGCTGCAGCGGGCGCAGCAGCAGGCCGGCCGTACTGGCCAGACGATCAATCAAGCCTTCACCGGCAGCACCCGGAGCATCGCCGGCCTGGAGGCCAGGCTCGAAAGCCTTAGAGGTAAGTTCAAAGCTGCCGAGATTGGCAGCAAAGAGTTTCGCAAGCTGCAGGCTGAAATCCGCAAGACTGAACAAGAACTGAGCAAAGTTGATCAAACACTAGGCAGCACGTTTAAGCAGCGGGCTGGTGGGTTTGGCGGCGGACTGCTCGGCGCTCTTGGCGTAGGCGCTGGCATTGGCGCCGGCGCTGCTGTCGGTGGCTTTATCAAGAGCAGCATTGATCAGGCCGTCGAACTGGAGAACATCACCCGCAAGCTCAGCAACACGCTGGGCCAGCAGGGTGCCGGCGCTGCGCTCAACTTCACCAGCGGCCTGGCCAAGGATCTGGGCCTGAACTTCAAGGAGTTATCCAATGCGTTTGCCAGTTTCACCGCAGCAGCAACAGCAGCCAACGTCCCACTCGAAACACAGAAGGACCTGTTTGCGGCAGTGTCCAAGGCCGGGCAAGCCCTGGGCCTGAGCAACGACGAGATCAACGGGTCGCTCTTGGCACTGCAGCAGGTGGCATCCAAGGGCACCGTCTCAATGGAAGAACTGCGCGGCCAGCTGGGAGAGCGATTGCCGATCGCGCTGTCAGCAGCCGCCAAGGGACTGGGGTTAAATCAGCAACAACTAATCAAGCTGGTTGAATCTGGCAAGCTGACCGCTGATCAGTTTTTCCCAGCACTTACCAAAGGCCTTAATGATCTGACGGCTGGGGCTGAAGGGCTAGAAACAACAGCTCAAAAGTTCCAGAAGTTTCAGAACGCATGGCAGGATCTGCAGACCAGCTTTGGCACCAACCTACTGCCTGGCATCACTGCTACCGTCGGTGAACTGACCAAGGCAATTGAAGGACTTGGAGTTGCGTCAGAAGCCAAGCGACTCGGCTTCTCTACTGGATTCTTGAATGGAGTATCCACTCAAGGCGCTCAGGCCGTTGGTGCATTGCGAGCAGCGCAAAGGCAGTTTAACTTAAACGATGCACAAGCTAAGACTGTATTTGATCAAGCACTAGAGGCATCTGGTGCCGGTCGTGGCGCGCTTACCTTTGGCTTTAATGATAAGGAATACCTGGTATTGCTTGATCAGATTCTGGTCAAGGCCAAGGAACTCAGGGCGGCAAATCCTGACAAGCAGGCAGCATTGCAGGCCGCTGCAGCGGCAGATCAAAAGCTAAAGCAGGCTCAAGCGGCCGCCGAACAAGTTCGGGCTAAGCAGCTCGATTCCGACTTGACGCAAGGCAAATCAAACCTTGAACTGCAGAACATCCTTGATCGGATTGCAGCCACCAAGGAACTGCTGCAGTTGGATGATGCCGGTAGAGCCAAGATAGAAAATCGCTTGGCATTGACCGAAAAGCTTAGGGCAACCGAAGCTCTGCGGCTGGATTTGGCCCGTGAGCAGGACAAGCCCAAAGGCACCGGTGATGGGCAGAACGGCACGCAAAGTCTTGCGAAAGTAGCCGAACTGCAAAACCAGATCAAGCGCAGCGAAGCCGAAACCGCACTGCTCAGGGTGCAGCAGGAACAGGCAGAAGCTCAGTCACTTCGCACCCAGCAAGAGAAAGTCCGTCAATCTCGACTAGATGCAGTTAATGCAGCGGATAAGCTGAAGGTCACTCAGCAGCTCACTGCCCTAGAGCTTCGGACGCCAGCAAATCAGCAGGTTTCGGCTACGGCCAAGCTGCAGCTCCAGCAGCAGCTGGAGATCACTCAGAAGCTCAGGCAAGAGGAGGCCGCACGTGCAGCGCTGGCGACTGAGCTGGCCAGGCCCAAGGGCCAGCAGGATCGAGTGGTGGTCGGTGAACTGCAGGACCGGGTCCGCAAGGCCAACCAGGACGTGGTACAGGCCTATGCCGATGCCGGGCTGTCCCTGGTGCAGAACGCCAAGACTGCTGCCGAAGCCCTCAAAGATGCAAACAAATCGCTGGATAGCTTCAAGCGTTCCAACTTTGAGGTTCTGACTTTTGAGGAGCAGCAACAGCAACTCGAACAAGCACGGCAAGAACTGCAGATTGGTGTTGATAAGGGCTACATCCGTGAGGGACTGCCTATCGGCACGCCTGAGCAGATCTTCCGACTGGCTGGTATTGCCAATCAACGGGAAGAGCTTGAAGTCAGAAAGCAACAAGCGACAATAGAAAAAACGCTGGCAGATAATGCCCTAGAGCTTGGCGTGAAGGTTGATCAGTTCATAGGAGAACTTCAGCCCTTGCGAGATGTGATCTCCGCTAACGCTTCAGCAACTCAGGCGCTGGCCGAAAAGGACTGGCTTGTCAATGTTTCCGTCAACGGCGCCCCTGCACCCGCACCCGTCCTATGACTGCCACCATCACCCTCGGTAGCTTCAGCTGCAGCAGCCTCACCGCTCAGCCCTATGCCTACGACGGCGATGCACGCTTCGGCCTGACCGCACGTGCCTTCAGGATCAGTGGTCTGCTCACTCCTGCCCAGTGGTCGGCGTTGCTCGGGGAATACAACACCTGGCGGGGCAATCGGCTCAACGATGAGGACACACTCGCATCCGAAGCGGTCGGCACCACCATCAGCCTGTCGATCAACAGTGCCAACGGCATCAGCGTCACTGGCCTTGCCTGTTGGTTCTCAGAAGCGCCCAGCGGTGATCAGGTCGGTGCCTACATCTCCGCAACGGCCACACTGATCGACGCTGCTCAGGCCGTCGCTGCAATCGTTCGGGAACGGACCCGCAAGGATGAGCAGGCCGTCGCTGATGCCGGTCGTGTCAGCTGCGAAGTCATTGCCGCCAACCTGCAGCGGCAGAAGGATGAGGCCGATTGCGAGATCGCGGCACTACAGGACGGCCTGGCTGATGACCTTGCCGCGCAGGCCGTCACCCGAGAGCTGATCGACAAGACTGCCGACCTTGCCGCACGCACCGGCAATCAGAGCGACATCGCTGCGCTGGATGTTGACCTGCAGCTGCTCCAGCAACAGGCTGAGCTTGATGCGCTCAGTGGCGGGAACGCTGACTCGCTGGCCGAGATCGCGGTGGCCAAAGAGAAGCTCGAGGCCCAAGCGGCACTGGATGCACGGGCTCCTGAGGCCGAAAACCTGGCCACTATTGAGGTGGCTAGAGAGAAGCAGGGCAAGACTGCTCAGCTCGCCGCACGTGCCACTGAGGCTGACGACATTGCCACGCTGGATCTTGATCTGCAGGTTCAGTCGCAGCAGGCGGAACTCAACGCCCTCATCGCTGGTGGTGCCGATGACCTCGCTGCTATCGAGGTCTCCAAAGAGAAGATCACCAAGACCGCGCAGCTGGCCGCGCGTGCCCCTGAAGCCGAAGACATCGCAGCTCTCGACCAGAGCCTGCAGATCCAGCAGCAACAAGCTGAACTGGCGGGGCTCACTGCCGGCAGCGCCGACACCTTGGCCGAGCTGGCAGTGTCACGCGAAAAGCTCGAGGCACAGGCCCGGCTGGATGCTCGCGCACCTGAAGCCGAGAACCTGGCCACGATTGACGTGGCAGCTGAGATTCAGTCGAAGACAGCAGATCTTGCCGCCAGAGCAACCACTCAGGCAGACATCGCCGCGCTGGACGCTGACCTGCAGATCCTCCAGCAGCAGAGCGAGCTGGATGCTCTCACGGCCGGTGCTGCCGACACCTTGGCTGAAATCGCCGTCGCGCGCGAGAAGCTGGATGCACAGGCCAGCCTCGACGCCCGCGCACCAGAGGCGGAGAACCTGGCGGCAATCACTGTCGCCCGGGAGCTGCAAGACAAGACGGCGCAGCTTGCGGCACGTGCCCCTGAAGCTGAGAGCATTGCCGCACTTGACCTGGATCTGCAGATCCAGTCGCAGCAGGCCGAGCTGGATGCGCTGAGCGCTGGACCGGCCGACACGCTGGCGGAGATTGCGATTGCCAGGGAAAAGCTGGATGCACAGGCCAGTCTGGATGCCAGGACGCCTGAAGCCGAGAACCTCGCCGCTATTCAGGTGGCGCTGGAGAAGCTGAACAAGCAGGCCAACCTGGACGCCAGAGCCGCTGAAGCCGAAGACCTGGCGCTGCTCGACCTCCAGCAGCAGCTGCAGGACACCGAGGCCCAGCTGGCGGCCTATGGCGGCACGGAAGCGGAAGATCTGGCCGGCGCCACGCTGGACCTGGAGATGGCCAGGACTGCCGCTGATCTGGCAGCCAAGGCAACCAGGCTCGACGACCTGCGGGAATCCCGGTCGCTGCAATCGCTCTACGACCGGTACATCTCCGAAGATCTGCCGGACCTCGGCACCATCACCCTGGGCAGCTGCACCATCAAGCTGACAAAGCCGGCTGATACCAGAGTCGATGGCCCGAATGTGCAGTTGACGGCTGGTGGGGCAAGTTACATCACGGGTGCCAAGGCATCGCACACGTCGCGGCAGATCGAAGGGATCATCTCATCAGGCACCTATGCGAGTCTGCTGACCTGGTTTGATAACACTGTTTCCAGCAGCCCAGCAGCAGGGACGTGGTTCCCAATCAGCTCGCCATCAGCTACTGCTGAACCGTTCCTGATCAGTGGTGTCAAGGCAACCCGCTACAGCGTGTCCCTGCAGGTGGTGCAAATCAGATGATCGACATTCGCGCCAGCGTCACCTGTTCACTCGGCACGGTGCTCAGTGCCACGATCAGCGACGAGTATCTGCAGGGCACTGGGCTGGTGAAATGCCGTGGCAGCTGCGAAATCATCGCGACCATCACGCCAAGCATCGGCGCCAGCGTTACATTCTTCTACGCCAAGGATGGCATCACCCGGAAGCTACCGCGCAAGCTACGGGTGCTTTCCAGCTTTGCTGATCCGTTGCGTGGCATCACCAGAGTGGAGCTTGGCTGCAAGCTGACGTACCTGCAGGACAAGCGTGAGCCGCTGAAGTGGAAAGGCACTGATGACCCTGAGAACGCAGGCTATACCGCTGAGGATCAGAAGATCATCACGCTGCCGATCAGCGCCAAGTCGGTGATGGACAAGTGCTTGGACGAGCTGGGCATTGAAGCATCAAATGATCCGTTGACCAATAAGTTCAGCGTTGCTGAGTTTGACCTCAGCCCCGGCTACGTCAATGTGCTGAGCGATCTGCTGGTGTCTGAATGCTTTTGTGGCTACCTGGATCAGGACGAGAAGCTGCAGATCTTCTCGTTGGCCACGACTGCCGGCGGCGGTCCGGTGCTGAGCAAGGGCAACATCATTGACGTCGGCAGCATCGGTGCCGGCCAGCTGCCGGGTGAAGCGGTGGTCGTCAGCTACAGCACGCTCAAGCTCAAGCCTCCAGAGGAGAGCACTGAGGAAGACAACGCAGATCCGGTCTGGGAGCGGACGGAAAGCAGCGTGGCATATTCGATTGATGTGCCATATAGCTACATCTACTATGGCGGGCGAGTCAATAGCACTCAGACTTACAACATCCTTGAAACATCCGTTGTACGCACTTACTACCAGGACTTGGTAACACCAGATGGCGCCATCAAGCGTGTTAAGGAACGGCAGACCACCGAGGAAACCACGTCACTTGTGACAGCAGCTGGCGGACTGGTCACGGAATACCTGAACAACGGCCTTGAGTTCAGCAATCAGCCGATCACCAAGACAACGCTAGAACAGTATTACTATAACCGTGCCGGCTATGAGGTGAAATACATCAAGGAAGTCACCGGATCTGCCGGCTTCCTGGTGGGTGGTCTTGGCTTGCCGTTTGTGTTCAGCAACTCAGATTATGTGACCATTGCGTGGGGTAATACGGTGCCGCTGGAGAAAGAGGAGCGCTTCACGGACATCATCGGCAGCCGCCAGAAGACCAAGATCCTGAGCTACGGACCATGGAGTGAATCCATCTCTGGACAGCAGACGATCGCCGCCAATCGGCTTAACTTTGCCACTGCCCTGGAAGTTGCCGACTACATCAACCGGTTCTATGCGTCGCGCGGACTGGCGCTGCTTGATAGCAAGGTCATGATTGAGCCCTTATCAGAGCCCGAGCAGGCCCCGACCCAGGCCGAGATCAACAACGCCAGGAACGCCGATGGTGGCGACCCCAACAACGGCTGGCGCACGGAATCCAGCGAGGAGCTGGAGCTGGCGCTCGGCAGCGATACGGCGCAGCTGCGGATTGAGCTGAACATGCCCTATGCCCCTGATGACATCTTCAGCGGTCCCAGTGGTGGGCCGTTCACGGCAGTGGCCAGCGATGCAGCGGCGAAGGCCCGCAACTACGGGCGTGTGCAGAACCGGCTATTGCTCGGCAACCGCAAGGGTATGAGCATCCAGGCCGCACCGGAAAAGCTGCCCTCCAGGCCGTTCGCCGGCTTCGTGGTCAACATTGACGGCTTCGCGGCTTCCTACAAGGCCAATGCCACCACCTGGACCATGAACTCCGAAGGCGTGGTTGCCAGCTGCGATGCCCTGTTCTGGGGCGGTGTCGGCACTACTGGAGATTGATCATGCCCCGTTGGTTTCCCGTTGCTCCAGGTATCACGACCCTGCCGGCTGCTCCGGCGATCATTGACACGGCACCCACCACAATCATCGGCACGATTGCCACGGTCGGTGCCACACCCCAGACGGCATTGAATGCGGCGTTCCCTGCTGCCGTGAGCGGCAACGGCGTGCAGGATCTGACCGACGACCACTTCTGGAAATACAACGGCACGACCTGGGTGGACGTGGGACCGAACCCTGGCCCCACGATGACGGTGCCAGCGGTGCTGCCGGTGTGGCAGGAAACGGTGCTGCTTGATGCCCGCGTCAGGATCGGCCTGGAGGCGCAGAGCTTCGGGTTTGCCCTGCAGGCGCTGACGACGGTGCCGGCGTTTGGCGTCAAGATCGGCATTGCGATCGGCGGCGCCTTTGCGCGAGTCTCCGGCATCGCTGCCCCAGTCCTTGGAGATGGCCAGGTCACGCCTACGACAGCCGCCACCGACGACGACTGGACGCTTCTATATGACGACACCGACGACGAGGGCTCAACCGCATCCGGTTCGTTCGGGTTTGACTTCACGCTGGATGGCGTGGCCTACACCAGCTGTTTCATCACCTCGAACCAGTATCTGACGTTCGGCACCGAGAGCGTTGAATATCAGAACCTCGACGCTGATATGCCGGCTGTGCCCAAGCTGCACATGGGCTCAGGGGACTTCAGCTATCAGCGCATCTACACGAAGGCGGAGGCTGGGCTGTTCCGAATCCGATGGGAAGGCAACAGCAGCTTCAGCGCAGATGCAGGTGACAGCAACCGGTTCCTTGAGGTGACGTTCTATGCACCGAGTGGCGGCCAGCTCCTGGAGGTGCGCACTGGCGACATCAGCGGCAGCACTGCCGGCCCGTTCATGCTGGCGACTGACGACACATCCTTGGCTGATGGCACCTTGGCAGCAAACAGCTCCTGGGTGTACGAAGGCAACAGCGACGGCACTACCTGGACGTTGTATGAGGAGTCCCATGTGGAGTGACGGAAACCTAGGTCACTGATCCGCGTGCCCTGTGGCCCTGACTGTTTCGTTGAGCGTCAAGGAGCTGGAGCGGGTGGCCGCCCTGGCGTATGAAGGCGAGACGCTGAAGGTGATGCTGTGCGTGGTGGGCAGCAGCGGCTACACCAGCTCCAGCACGGTCGCGAACTGGCAGTCCGTTGAGCTGGCATCCTCCAACGGCTACGCCAGGGCTTCCACCGTCATCGGGACCGGCAGTTACAACGCCACCACGGCACGCTATGAGCTGCCGGCCTATGACGCGGAGTTCACTGCTTCCGGTGCTGGCTTTACCTATGACCGCATCGTGGTCTACATCGACGGTGCAACGTACCCAGTGTCGGTGTTGACGGAGGATCCGAACATCGTGCTGCTGGCTGATCAGACGCAGACGTATCGCATCAGCCTGACGACTGACGACTGATGACGACGCAGATCAACGTCAAGGTCACGGGTGGTGGCGTCCTTGGCCAGAACAAGCGTGATGCAGAAGCGAATCGGCAGTCGCTGGTGAACCGCGAAGAGCAGGCTGTCACGATCAGTGGCGCACAGCGCGGGATCATCCAGGTCAATGGCCAGACGGTCTCTACTCCTCCCAGCAAGGCCAGGCGGAGCCAGTACGTCAAGGAAAAGCCGGCGGCAAATCGGTTTGATGACATTCCGCTCGGCCATGTGTGGCACGACTACTGGAGAGCGTATGGCACCACCGCAACCATTGATGATGGCAGCTTTGCCAATGGCGTCACGGATGTCGGCAACTACTGGGCAATGCTTGAATATGCTGTAACCGTTGAGAGTGTTGACGAAGGCTTTATCAAGGATATTGTCACTTCAAGGTCAAACGCCGTGACCAGTGTTCGCAGTTCATCGCTTGATCGAGCGGTAAGCGCGCCGATCCGGCCTCGCTTCCTGGCCCTGCCAGTAACCAGCACCAGCCTTATCCTGATCTGCATGGGCTACAGGCTGGGTTACAATGAAGAATCATCTTTGATCGTATATCAACAAAGGATCCCGGATTACGGTCCATGGACGGAAGCGCAGTTTCGTGAATACGTTGAAGATGGTGGCAACGTGCAAACGCGCTACTCTGCCTTTACCAATACCAGCTTCAAGGAGCGCTACTTCAATGCTTACATCTGCACAAACACTAGCGTTCGTGAGATTGCCGTACCGGATGCTATACAGCCAATCCTGGATCTGCTCAACCCTGAGCCGCTAGCTGATGAACTATCCGTGGTGGTGCATCCAAATCCGCCATATAACAATCCAAACTTTACTGTCTCCTATACGCGATATTATGCACCGATCGGAGATGGAATCGTCCCGAGGCTGGGCGGGGAAGACTGCGACCCTGGTATTTTCATCAGTCTCTACAACTTTGCGATTGACAACGATCTGACACCTCCCTATTCGTTGCCATCTATTGACCGCAGGCGATTCTTTTTTAACGACGAAGCCCGTTCGGTCTATGACACTTCAGACCCCGAATGGCTTTTTGCGTACTTGACAGGGCCGACCATTGACGAAGAGCAGGCCCAGTCGACTCCACGATATGACTACCGCTACGCGCCTTCAATCACTGAACCGCCAGACTTTGAGGAGAGCACTCCAGTTCGCAGGCAGCACACCTATTTCACAACAGGTGGCGCGCCGCCTGATGCCTGCATCAATCTCTGCCTTGCCCTTGGCTTCGCACCCTCCGACCTAACGCCATGACTGCCACCCTCCTCCAGCTGGCGCAAGCTGCGCAGCTTGCCAATCGCTACAGCCTGATCCGCCGCGAAAACCAGGCCAAGACCATCCGTAAGGCAACAGCAGCGGCAACTTAGCCCGCCAGGTCTTCCCCACCATGTCTGCTCTCCCTTGGGTTGCTGCACCACGGCAGCACCTGCCGCGTCGTGTCGGCACGCTTGATTCCGGCATCCTTGAAATCCCGGTGCTCGGCGGCCTGACGGTGGACGAGTCGGACACCATCAGCGAGCTGCTGGCGGCTGATCAGTCGGCCTTCGTCAAGGGTGCGCAACTGGCGGATGCAATCGCGGCCGAAGAAGGCATCAGCATCGCAGAAGCGTTTGCGATCATCGAGCAGGCGATCACCGGCACCAAGCTGGAGGAAGCGGCTGAAGCGATCCGCCTGAAGCATGCAGAACGGATCGAGGCCGTCGTGCGCTGCTACTCAGCAGCCGGCAGCCGGACGATGAATGCCTCGGTGACGGCCATCATCCGCCACCGGCTGGACCGGCCAACCTGGAGCCTGGAGGACACGCGCAAGCTGGCGCAGGTGCTGCGGCAAGACATCTGGCAACTGGTGCAGGACGAGCAGGCCGCCGAGGGGCTGCCGGAAAACCGACCGAGTGAGGAGGAGCTGGGAAAGCAGCAGCCGGGCAATGGAAGAGGCAGACGACGGACTGGGCCGGCATCTTCTGGCGACTGTGCCATGCCTATCCCGGTCAGTTCCACCGCAGCACCTTTGGTCAAGAGCTGAGGGCGGTGGTGCTGGCAGCGTATGAGGAGCTGCAGCAGATCCAGCGGCAGCAGGCCAGCATTGCGGAGCTGCCGGTGGCGCAGCTGACGGCGTTGATGGCGAACGTGAACCGCGACCCGGCCAAGTCGCAGGCCTTCGCCACCGAACAGTTCTGCTTCTTTCGCGAGCAAGACCAAACCGCCGAGGGTCTCAGCCCTGAGGTCGCTGCCGTAGCACTGGCCCTGCGGCACGAGGACCGGTGCCCACCGCTGCTGCTGACGATCTGGCCCGACATCCTCAAGGCTGCCAAGACCACGGCCCAGCCACCAGCGGTGCGGGCGCTGCGCAGCGACGACGATGCCGTCTGGGTGCTGGCGCCGCAGTGGGAAGGCCGAAACGTGCGCGGCGGCTTGGTGGCAGTGCGCGGCCAGCTGAGCGGGCGGATCGTACTGCGCGAGCTCGATCGGCCGCTGATACGGCACGCGGTACGGCTGCCGCAGCGGAAGGGGTTTGGATGGCTGGAGGCCGACCTGTTGCTGGCCGGGGAACCTACGCCATGAACATCCGCGACCTGCGCATCCAGCTGGAGACGACCCTCACGGACGTGCTGGGCACGTACCGGCTGGCGAATGGTGCCACCACACCGGCGATTGCGGTGCGAGCCGAGGGCGACAGCCTGCCACCGGGCACGGTCGTGGAGGGGCTGGAGGTGGTGATCCTGCGGGATCCTGAGCTGGAGCCGGTGCGGCAATACCGACAGGAAACCGCCCGCCTCCGCTGGACCCTGTACCTGGTGGACTGGTCCGGTGGTGTGCCGCTGCAGACGATCGCGGGACGGCTGATCTGGGCGTATCCGGGCACCAATGCGGTGCGGATCAATGTGCCTCGCGGCGTGGGGCCTGGTGCGCAGATGCGGGTGGATCTGCTGTCAAGTGCGGCAACCTTTGAGGACATCACGATTGCCCGCTTGGCTCTGGAGGATGGAGCATTGCTGCTACTTGAGTCCGGCGACGCAATCGCCCTGGAGGTGGGCTGATGGCTGACCAGAAGATCTCACAGCTGCCAGCCGCAACGACGCCCACCGGCGCCGAAGTGGTGCCGGTTCTGCAGGGTGGGGCGAACAAGCGAGCGACGGCCAACGAGCTGGCGGCGCCGGCGGTGGCGGCGCATGAAGCCGCCAACGACCCGCACCCCCAGTACCAGACCCAGGCCGAGAGCGACGCCCGCTATGCCACGGCAGCGCAGGGGACCGACTCCCGCGAGTGGTCCGCTGCAACCATCGGCCAGGCCGAAGCTGAAGCCGGCACCGCAACGACCCGGCGAGCATTCACTGCGGAGCGAGTGTTTCAGGCAATCGCTGCCTGGTGGGCTGCCAGCAGCGCAAAGACCAAGCTCGACGGCATTGCGGCCGGTGCTGAGGTCAACGTCAATGCCGACTGGAACGCCAGCAGCGGCGATGCGCAGATCCTGAACAAGCCAACGCTGGGAGGCGCCGCCGCCCTGAACGTCGGCACCAGTGCCGGCACGATTGCCGCTGGGGACGACAGCCGAATCACCGGTGCCCTGTCATCTGCCACGGCTGCGAGCACCTATCAGCCGCTTGACAGCGACCTGACAGCAATCGCGGCGCTGAGCACCACCAGCTTTGGTCGATCGCTGCTGACCCAGGCAGACGCAGCGGCCACGCGAACAACGATCGGCGCCGGCACCAGCAGCGTGGCGGTAAGCAACGCAACGCCGCAGGCGCTTGGTTCCGCTTCAGCAGGCACCAGCGCAGACGCAGCAAGAGCCGATCACGTCCATGCGCCGTCGTCGGTCGTCACCACCAGCGCCGCCGGCTTGGCGCCAGCCACGTCGTTCTCGACGATCACTTATGCGGCAGACGTTGAGCTGGACCTGGCAACACTGGATGGCCAGTATCGAACCATCAGCCTCACCGGCAACCTGTCGCTTACAAGCACCAACCGAGCTGCCGGTCGGCGCATCGTGTTGCGGTTGATCTGCGACAGCACGCAACGGACACTGACGTTTCCGAGCGGGTGGGTGTTCGTTGGCACCAAGCCGGCAAACATCGCCGCGAGCAAGACGGCGATTCTCAGCGTCACCTGGTTCGGCACCGCGACCACCGATGCCGTCGCCGCCTACGCCGTGCAGTCATGAGCAACTTGATCCGCCTTGATCCAATCCGCTGGCCCTACAGCCTGCAGCAGCTTCGGCAAGATGAGCCGGCCCGGTCGTTCTCGTCGTCGCCCGGTGATGCTGAACTGGCGGAGTACGGAGTGTTCCGGGTGGCGCCGCTGGAGCAGCCCGAGTTTGACCCGGCTACGCACAAGGTCGTCGAGGTGCAGCCGCTGGAGCAGGACGGCCAGTGGGTTCAGCAGTGGGAGATCGTGCCGCTGACCGAGGCTGAGGCTGAGGCGTACTACCGCCAGACGCACCCGCCCCGGTGGTTGGAGTTCGGCCAGGCGGTGCAGGCTGATCCAGCGATCAACGCCCTGCTGGCCACGGCCCTGGATCAGGCCCCGGCGCTGGCGATGGCGCTCAGTGTCGGACTCGGGAAGGCTGCTGATGGTGACTCGCGGGTGTTCCTGAGCGCCTGGCAGACGGCACGCGGCGCCGGGCTGGTGACCGCTGAGCTGGTGGCCGCCACACAGGCAGCAGCCGAGGCCCACGACCTGCCGCCGGAGTTCATCGCTGGCCTGGCCGGACCGCAGCAGGAGTGGGACTGGCCGGAGAACCCAGAGCGGTTCGATGAGTGGACCGGACCGGATGGGTCGCAGTGGGTGTGGGATCAGCCCAGGGCCAGTGACGGCACCTACCTGGCGGACGACTCGGCGACGCCAGAGCAAGAGTCGGCGCTGCAGTGGCTGCCGGTGGAGGTGACGCCGTGACGCTGGGGCTGGGGGATTTGGCGTTTGTGGGGGCGCTGGGGCCTGGCTACGATCCCGACGCGCAGGCATACATCACCGCTGTCGAGGTTGCTGATGGGCAGGCACTCGAGACGGGCGTGCGTGACGCGATCAACGCCTTCGTTGTCGGCTGCAAGGCTGATGGCATCTGGACCGCCATCAAGGCCAGCTGCATCCTGGCCGGTGCTCGCACACTGAGCGGGGCGCTGGTGCCGTTGGTGGGGGCGGCGCCGACGCGATTTGGAACGGAAGGTGGATGGAATTACAACAGAGAGACTGGGCTGGCAGGTAATGGGACAAACAACTATCTGAATAGCAACCGCGTCGGTTCAGACCAGCCGCAAAACAATGCACATATTAGCATTTGGGTTTCTGCTGTTGCTACGAGTACCGGGTCGTCTTTTCCTGTTTATATTGGATCATATGGAAACACTTCCGACTCTTTGACTGGTTCCTTGCATCTTGGCAGAAACAACAATAATGGAACACTTTTTGGCAGGGGCGTATCCGCAACATACGAAGCGAACCTAGGAAGTGGAAGTGCAACCGGCTTTAAGGGTATCTCCAGAAGCTCGTCGGCTAGTTTTGCATACAGAAATAATCTAAGTAGCACAACGGTGTCAAGAACTTCCGAAACACCCGGAAATGCACCAGTTTTGATTTTTGCAGTTGGTGGCAGTATTGCGAGTGAGCGATCAAACGGTTGTCTTGCCTTCTACAGCATCGGCGAAGCCTTAGGCCTCGCCCTGCTCGACGCCCGCGTCACCACGCTGATCAACGCCATCGCGGCGGCGATCCCGTAGGGCGGAAACCTAGGGCAGCAGCATCGCCCCGGCTCCATGGCTCCATCGCCCGCACCGTTCTGGCGAGAAGTCAGAGCCCAGGCCATCGCAGGCACTCTCGTTGTCGTCGCCGCCAGCACCCTGGGCGGCATCGCCTACCTGATCCACCGAGTGCCGTCGCAGCTGGATCGGGTCATTGAAAACCAGACCATGTTTAAGGGCCGGCTGGACACGTTGGAGCGCGAAGTGGATCAGCACGGCGAACGCATCATCCGCCTGGAAACACGATGAAGCTCACCAGCATCCTTGGCACCATTGGCAGCGCGGCCACGGTGTTCAAGGCCGCCAGCAACGTGGCCCTCATTGCCGGGGCGCTGTATCTGGTGGACTGCCGGCTGAGTAACCGTGGCCCCGAAGGGATGGATCGCTGCTGGATGACGGCTCTGCCCATTGCTGGCCTAGGGGCAGCGGGGCGCAGCGGCTACAGCCTCGGGTATGGCACCTACAACCCCGCACTCCGACCTGAGGATCAACCCGGCACCGAACGGGACGAAGCCGGCCGCTTCAAGCGGCGTCAGTCCTGAGCGGCTTGCAGCTGCTTGATCCTGAAGCCCTCCACCACTTCCTCGCCATAGATGCCCAGCTCATCGCTGGAGGTGTCGCGGATGGCATAGACCTCCGGCGGTGCATCAGCCTGCACCCGGGCCACGTTGTCGGTGCCGACGCTGGCAGCCACGCCGCAGATGCCGTGGAGGATGGCACCAGCGGCCATCATCGTCCCGGCCGGCAGCAGCTCAAACTCCCTGCCGTAGAGGTGCTGACCATCCGGCAGCTCGAATAGGTGCGCTTCACCCCAGGCCAGCGTCGGTGCAGCCATGGCAAGCGTGCCGCTGCTGGAGGTTGCCGGGGAACCTACCGGACATGCGCTGACGTAGTGGCGGACATCCGGCTGGTGGACGTGGCCAAGAGCTTCCGCAGCCTCAGCCATCAGATCGCGGCATTGAACTGGCTGAACGAGCAGCTGGCCAAGCAGCCGGACACCCTGCGTGAGTTTGCGGAGCTCTGGCGGGCAGATCCGCCGATCAAGCCCGAGGCCAGCCCCACACCCGGCGTGGACTGGCTCACGCCATGCCTGGCCATCGTCAAGGAGTTCGAGGGCTGCAAGCTCAAGGCATACCCAGACCCCGGCACCGGCGGCGAGCCGTGGACAATCGGATGGGGCAGCACTGGCCCCGGCATCGGTCCCACCACCATCTGGACGCAGCAGCAGGCCGATGAGCGGCTGCTGGTGGACCTGCAGCAGTTCCACCGCAGCATGCTGGTGGTGCTGCCAATGGCCTGGGAGTGGAGCGGCAACCGCCAGGCAGCACTGACGAGCTTCGCCTACAACGTCGGCATCGGCGCCCTGCAGGAATCCACGCTGCGGCAACGGCTGATCCGTGGCGAGGATCCAGCGCTGGTGGTGCGGGAAGAGTTGCCGCGCTGGAACAAGGGTGGCGGCGGCGTGCTGCCGGGACTGGTGCGGCGGCGTGCTGCGGAGGTGGCGCTGTTCGTCGGCAAGCAGCAGCAGGAACAGCAGCCCGGCAGGGTGCGGCCGGGTGATCCGTTCAGCACCAGGCTCAGTGCCCACTTCACGCTCGGTGAGTTCGCCCTGGGCCAGGAAGCGCGGCGGTTCATCGCGCAGCATCAAGTCGACACGGCAGCCGAGCTGGCGGCATTCCTTGAGCGGGTGCGGGTGGCGTTCGGCAACAAGCCGATCGTGATCACGTCCGGGTATAGACCGCCGGCCATCAACCGCAGCGTTGGTGGTGCCAGCCAGTCAGAGCACCTCTACGACGCGCCAAATGTTGGCGCGGTGGACTTCTACGTGCAGGGCGCGGACATCAAGGCCGTCCAGGACTGGTGCGACCGCGAGTGGCTCTACAGCATCGGCTACGGGGCGCCGAAGGGGTTTGTGCACCTGGGCATCAGGCAGGACCGGCCGCGTGTCCGGTGGGTGTATTGATCAGCCCTTGCTGGCCTGCACGGTGGTGTCGCCGCAGTACCGGCCGGTCTCGCGGTAGTCGCGCTCCGGCGTGGAAGCCATCCGATGCAGCACCATCTGCCCGATGCGCATGCCCGGCCACAGGGCGATCGGGTGCAGCTGGCGGGAGTTGTGGAGCTCCAGCGTCAGCACCGAACCGGACCAGCCTGGATCGCAGTAGCCAGCCATCAGGTGCTCGAGGCCCTCGCGGGCGCGGCTGGACTTCAGCATGAACTGCGCCGCAACCGTTGGCGGCAAGTGGAACATCTCCACCGTCTGAGCCAGGCAGAACTGCCCCGGCGCCAGCCAGTACGGGTTTTCCTGCGTGTGGCCCTCCAGCGGGTACGGCAGCAGCTCACGCGACTGAGCCGACTCGATTAGCAGGGTGGACCCCAGTCGCACGTCAAGGCTGGCCGGGTTCACCATGTCGGGGTCATACGGGTTCACCATGCCCTGCTGACAGAGGGCATGGATCTGGTGGTCGGGAAGGATCACAGGGTTCAGACGCCGGGTTCGTCCACCTCGGACGGACCGCGCTCAGGCACCAGCGGTCCGCCACGAGGCAGCTCGATCCCATGGGCGCGGCACAGGGCCTCAAACGCAGCCTTGGCACGCTTGCCAGAGCACTCTTCCACGCACAAGCCACCACCACAGACGCGCCACCGCAGCTGGTCACCACGGACCACCACTTCCCAGGTCGGTAGGTCGATCATGAGATAGGTTTCCGGCAACAGCTGGCCCTGCTGGTGGACCGTAGATGGAACGGCGCCGAGAGTGCCTGCGGTGACTGGGCTCCAAATACGACATCCGGGAAATCGACGAGGACTTGTATTTGGCGGTCCTGGCCAGTCGTAGAGCCGAGGATGGCTGCGGCGCAGTGGGTCTGAGCAAAGGCGCGGAACAGGGCCAACCGACAGGAACCGACCGGAAGCGGCTGGAAATGGGCTAGTTATGGACCGGCCGTCCATCGGCCACCACCACACCGCCCGTAAAAGTCGTATTCCGAATGGCGTCCGTCAACGTCCACAGGGGCAGGCTGTACCTGCTCGCAAAGGTGCCATGCCGTGACGGCACACCAGGCCTCAAGCAGCAACGGATCGCCCTGCGGATGGACGACACACCGGTCAACCGCCGGGCGGCAGCAAAGCAGCTGCAGACACTCGAGCGGCAGCTGGCGGATGGGGCGTTCAGCTGGGCCTACTGGCTGGATGAGGAGCAGGGCCTCACGTGGCGGGAAGCCATCAGCCGGCTGCATCGGGCCCGGGTGACGCTCGGTCGCACGTCAGAGACGACATGGGAGATCAACTACATGGGCCGGCTACGGCAGATCCCGCCGACCAGCCGCTGCACACCCGAGAGCATGGCTGCTGCCCTGCAGCGCTACGACCGGGGCAGCTGCAGCTACAAAGAGCTGTACTACCTGCTCAAGCACCTGGCCAAGCTGGTAGCGGTGCCGTTCCCGGAGGTGCCGCTGCCGACGTACCGCGAGGCTGCGGCAGTGGCGGTGCCGACCGATGACGAGATCATCGCGTGGGTCGAGGGCGCTGGGGCTGCCAGCTGGTACTTCGGAATGATGGCCACCTACGGACTGCGGCCCCATGAGATCGAGGGTGCCGTGCTGGTGGACCGCGATTACTGCCAGGTGGCGGATGCCACGAAGACAGGATTCCGCACGGTGGTGCCGGTGCCGCGTGAGTGGGTTGAGCGGTTCCAGCTGCGGGACCGCCGACTGCGGCAGGTGATGCCGGGGCGTGGTGGGCAGGACCGGCCAGATGCGGTGGCGAAGTGGCTGAGCTGGCAATGCAAGGGGCTTCCGTGGCGGCCCTATGCACTGCGGCATGCCTATGCAGGGCGGCTGTGGCGCACGGGCGGCAGCCGACTGGACATCTACACCGCTGCGCGACTCATGGGACACACGGCAGCGCAACATGCGCGGACGTACCGGGCGCACATTCAGCCGCACCTGGTGGCGGAAGCTGCGGAGCGGGCGCTGCTGGGAGACCCGGCACCACCGCTGCCAGATTCACCCTGACGGTCCGGCGACTGGAGCCTAGCGGTGCCAGGTCGATCAGCTCACGACCCCAGCGCCAGCGGCTCTTGCGGCTGGCGTCAGCTTCGGCCACCAGCCGCTCGACGTGCCGCTTCGACACGCCGAGGGCGTCGGCGGCTTCGGCAACGGTGAGGAGGATGCGTGCCATCACCGCTGCACGAACGACGCACAGTCACGGGCAAAGGCCAAGCCTTCCACCAGCGGATCCGGGAATCCCAGGCTGCAGTGCCCGGGACCGGACCAGTGAATGCACCGCTCACAGCTGACCGTCCACCGGGGCAGCTCCGGCAGCCGGTCGGCATGGGTCTTGCCCTGACGGATGTAGCCGACTGCTGAGCGGTGGACGCCATGCCGCTGCGCCAGCACGCCATGGGGTGCGGGGCTAGTGAGGATGTCCCGGATGGCATCGTCGCTGAGCTTGGTGGGACGCTTCATGGCTGCCCCTCCAGCTCGGCGGCGATGGCGAGGAGTTTGCGCCGAGTTGCAGCTCGTTGGTCTTGCTCAAACCCATCCGGTGTGATGGAACCAGTGCCGCCGGGTCGCATCCCTCGACGGAGGGAGATTTCC